AAACCCACCACAAAAGCGACCTCAAAATGTGTATCAATCCGATGAAAATCGACGGCAAATACCAGGGCGAAATATCACACGTTAAGTGCAGAAAATGCCGCGTGTGTATCCAGGCCCGTAAACGGCACTGGATAGGCCGGATGATGGCGGAAGAAATGACATGCCATTCAGTCTGGTTCATGACCCTGACCTATGCCGGTGGTTACGACAATGTGGACGCTTACTGGATCAATTATCGCGATGTCCAACTCATGTTTAAAAAGCTCCGCAACGCGGGCCATCGCTTCAAGTACGTGGCAGTTGGTGAGCATGGAACCGACCGCGAGCGGGCGCACTTCCATATCATGATGTTCTGGCAAAACGAGCCGCCTGCCGGTGAGATGTCAAAAGAGGGGTACACGTGGGACTTCTGGGAACACGGCACAAGCTACCTCGAAGTGCCCCGATCCAAACAAGGCTGCGCCGTTTACATCATGGATTATCTCAACAAGACGAACCTAAAAAAGGCGGTCATGAAGTACAGCAAAAACCCGATGCTTGGCTCGGAATATCTGATCAAATACGCTGAGGACCATGTGAGCAACGGACTTTCGCTCTTTGCAAAGTCGGATCGCTTCACGCTCCCGAACAATCCGAACAAAAGCGGGCAACCGTTCTACTATCCGGTAGGCCGCGAAACGGCCCTCTACACCAGGATGATGGATGCCTACATTTTGAAATGGGCTATCGAGCGTCCAGATCAGGCTATGCCGCTGTCGGAAGACCTCAAGGACTACATGGGCGACCTGGTGCAAGATACCAACGATTTGCCCAGGCCCGTCCAGGTTTATATTGCTAAGCATTATGGCTATGAACCGACGGAAGAACTCCACTATGAAATTGAAACCACGTATTCAATTGAGAACGTCAACCTGATCCATCGAGGCCGACATGTTTCGGCGGAAATATACAACGAAAGGGACATTCTATGGCACGGTCACGTCGCAAATCTCGACGCTCCAAACGAGCGCCTAAGCAATCGCCAACTCAACGACCTTCTTCGAATGCTCCCAGGAGTAGCGCCGCCCAGGGTGCAACGGTTTATCAACCTGCCCCCGCCTACGTCCTCAGACCAGGCGGCTTAGCATCGCGCGCCCTGGGTAATGTCTCTGCGCCCAGGCGTCACGCGATGAGCATCGAAACCCCTGCCCGCGTTTCCCAGGCGATTGAACCTGTTCCCAGGTACAAGCCCAAACGCGGCGGATTGGCAGAAAGAGCTATGCTTCAGGTCTCTCCCCTGGTGCGACCTGATCGCCAAAAAGCCAAGGCAGAAAAACCCGTTCAATCGCCTGGGAAAACCAGGACCAGGTTAGAGCTCGAACGGTTTAACAATCGCCGCCGCAAAACCCGCAACAGTGAAAACTTCGCTGCTGACGTAGACTGTGTTCAACGTCCCGACAGTGGAAACGCTGCCGGTGCAAGGTGGGACAAATCAAAACGGGCTACCGCTTCCAAAAGGGAACGGAACCAAACCGCCCGAAAATGGTGCTGACAGTTAAGCAAAAAAACCCTTCGTTTCTTAGCAGTTCACGGTAAAAACGGCTCTAGACGGATCAGGGCACTGGTGCCTGGCAAAACGTAAAGCAACGCGCCACCGATCATGATCGGATGATTGACGGGGGTCCCCTCTGGGGGTGTCGATCATTTACAGTTTAGCATTCCCGTCTTTAGAGCCTGAATAACGCGCCACCTTCCCAAGTGCGCCTAAGCAACGTTTGTGTATTACAACAACGGGTCAGCTGGTCCCTCTGCCGCGTGCAGCGCTCGGTCCCACCGCCCCAACAAAACCCAAAACAACAGCTAAAAACCCCGTATCGCCTCAACTGAGGAACCGACAGCGCAGCGATGCGCCAAACAAAAAGCTTGCCCAAAACTCAAAACCCCCTCAACACTGCTCGCCATCAACGAAACCAACGAAGGGTAAAAAAAATGGTTGCACCGTTTCTAGCTGCCGCAGCAGGCTCAAGCTGGGCACCTGCCGCAATTGGCGCGGTCGGAAAACTAGCAGGGGGCCTATTCGGAGATAGTGGCCCGTCCTTTTCCGATCAGCGCAAACATACCAAACGAATGGAATTGGCCCGCTATGGCTGGTTGCGCGATGGCGCACTTAAAGCCGGGTTCAACCCGCTGACCGTCTTGCGGGCAACAGGCGGGCAAATGATGCAACCTCAAAACATGGGGTCACCTCTTTCAACCCGTGCCGCTATCGGTGAGGCACTCGAAACTTTCGCGGGGACATATGCGCAGGATGCCATTCAACGCGCGACCGAAGAGCGCGCTCAAGAGGATTGGAAAGACCGTTACGACTATCAACGGGAAAATCCAATCGTGTCGCCGGTGTCACCAACGGCGGCAAAAAATCAGGAAACTGATAAGCCGACGGAAATAGAACAGCGCCAAGATTACATCGGCGCTGTTCCAAACATCTTCGGAAGTCGTCCTGAGGATTTTCAAATCCCAATCGACAGTGACTCTCCCTACGCAGGCCAATACGTCCTGCCAGTCGGAAAGGACAAGGTTCTGATGCCTAAAGGCTGGATACCGACCGAAGGTGTCGAGGGAATGTTTGGAGAATTGACCGGCGAAGTGCACGGCGTCCAAAGTTATCTCGACATGGGCGAGAAAGTCCGCGTCACCAAAGACGGCGTTGTTCTTAAAATGCCGAAACAACCCCCGCGCCCTCCGATTACAGGCGGGCGCTCGGGCGCACTTAAAATTGATATTTTCTGAGGAGAAATGAAAATGCGAAATACGACATCAATGAAACAACACGGGCGCTCCGTCGCACCAACTCAGGTCTGGCCTGAGAATTACAAGCGCGGCCCGGTCCAGCACCAACGTACACGGCGCGTTGACGCCGTCTCGGTCGTAACGTCCAGTTATGCCGGTAAGCTGGTCCCTCTCAAAATGATCCCGCTTCTGCGCGAGGATGGTGTGCTGAACAGTCGCTTATCCGTAAATGTTCAGATGGCCGAAACCGCTAATATGCTGCTCAATCCGGTACGGGTGAGTGTCATGGCGTACCTGGTGCCGAAACTCGCCTTTTCGCGTTTCAAGGATATGGGCACAATCGATCGCTCGTATAACGGGGAAGCGGAAGTCGATGCTTCGGTAGTGCCGTGGTTCAACACCGGCACGTACAACGAACCGCCTCCCGGCCAAACGCCTGATCCCGGCATATTCAAAACGCTGGGACTTCATGCCGCCGATGGCTCCACAATTAATATGGATTACATCGAGGCGTATAATGCCGTTTGGAATTACATCGCCAAACAGCGTTCAAGTTCTTTGACGCCGCGGCTCGAAACCGATCTGACCCTGGCTCCCGCATTCTGGGAACACACTCAGATGAAACACGTTGTTCCGACATTCGATGCGGCCATGGTCGAGGGCGAAATTCCAATTTCCTTTACATCGGGCGGCGAGCTTCCGGTGTCGCTTGGCGATGAGGAACCGCCGAACGAATGGTCAGCAGTGAGTACGGATGCGGACGGCAATGCCTTTTACGGGACGACGCTTGGCCAAAATGCTGCGCGCGCTTTGCGGGCGACGTTGGCGGAAGGCTCCGTAAAAATCTCCCTTGCCAACATCGAACAAGCCCGCGAGACCCGAGCTTGGGCAGAGATGCGGGCCCAATATCAAGGCGTGTCCGAAGACTGGATGATCGATCAACTGATGCAAGGTATTCGCATGAACGACGAAATGCTGCGCGAACCGATCCTTATGGATCACAGCGACACAATCGTGGGTATGTCGGAACGGTATGCCACGGATGCCGCTAATCTGGATAAATCGGTTGCTGATGGGCGCACATCGCTGACGGTTAATCTTCGAGCGCCTGCGCTTCAAACCGGCGGCGTCGTCGTTGTCTGCGGCCAGGTTCTTCCTGAAATGATCTATGAGCGCCAGCGTGATTACTACATGGCGGCAACTACCGTTTCGGACCTTCCAAACCGCACGGCCGACGAATTGGACCCTCAACCGGTTGAAACAATCAAAAACGGAGAAGTCGATGAAAGTCACACGTTGCCGGACGATCTTTTTGGTTATGCTCCTCTCAATCACCGCTGGATGCGCCAAGCCCCAAATGTGGGCGGCAAGTATTACCGGCCCGATCCAGCAGCGGCATGGAATGAAAACCGAAACCGCATCTGGAGCACCGAAGTCGTCGATCCGACCCTTGGCCCGGACTTCTACATTTCGGAAAGCGTCAGTCATGAAGTGTTTGCCGACAGCAGTAGCGATCCCTTCGAATGGTGGCTCGCTGGTGATGTGCAAATCCAGGGATTGACCTTCTTTGGCCCAAGCTTGCGCGAGGCGATGGACGATTACGACGCCATCGAGGCCCAGGTGCCGACCGAACGCCTTAAAGGGGACGGAACGGACACATGAAAACCAACCCACAAGATTGGATCGAGTGGGATCAATCAGAGGTGCTTCCCTTCAAGGGGGGCATCTCGTTCCACACTCGGACAAGCGTCACGCTCACTGTAACGGACCATATGGGCCTGCTAATCGCTCTTGGCGACGGTGAGCAGGAAATTCGGGTAACCGGCTCTGGTGAGCTTAAGTTTGACTGCGACGGCCCGATATGGTTAAAACCGTCGGCAAGGGTGCAAGAGCGACTGCAAAGCTCAACTGAAATCTTCACTACGTTGGACCGTCCAGCGCCGCTGTCACCTGAAATGCTCGCTATCGAGCGTATGATGCGTCGCAATGAATTGCAGCGCGAACAAGACAGACAAGAGATGGAACAACGCTTTGCTGATCGATTACGAGAACAGTCTGGACGAAAACTTGAGCCGCCTGCACCAAAGGCATCCGCCGATAAGAAGGAAGCGGTACGCGACGACCCTGGCCCAGGCGGTGACGACACTCCGAAACAAATCAAATCTTCCAGCGGCAAGAATGCTAAGCCCGATCCAATACCTGACGGACAAGACGCTGACGTTGACGGTAGCGCAACGGATAGTTAAAGACGCATTCCTTGAGGATATCCCTGTGGTGGCGGATATCGAGCAAGGCCGGTGGAGCAGTGAGACGTTACTGCTCCGCCACTATGATTTCGGGAAAGACCTTTCCCTAAGCGAATTGCGACTGTTGCAGCAGATCGCAAAGGTGGCGGCGCAAAAAGAAGGGGGGAGTATCTCATACACCCTTGAAACTCTCCGTTTCAGCGTCGCTGCCGACCCAAATGCCCGCAAGTTCGTCATGCCTGAGTTTTCCCAGGCTAATGACCTGGATAAAAACCTGGAACAGGACACCTCCCTGGATATTGCCTGGCGCAATCCCCAGGCTTTCCCAGACCAGGAGATCTACCGAGCGACCAGGCGCGCTGTCCTGGAAGGGATGCTGCGCAATCCCGCCCTAACCAGGCGCTACGGCAAGGCGAAAATCAGAGCCGCAATTCGAGACCTCGATGCCTAGCGCGACCTCCAAACCCTCCCTCATGGAATTCCATATAAAATGGAATGAGGGGGGGTTTGGACTGCTCCCCCTTGACCTCTGTTGCTTAACTGACTGCGCCACCAAAAAACCCACCACAAAAGCGACCTCAAAATGTGTATCAATCCGATGAAAATCGACGGCAAATACCAGGGCGAAATATCACAC